CGGTGGCGCGGTGTCGCGGGCGATCCGGGCGCCCACCACCCCAAGGTGCCTTCGAATTTCTCCCGCCCCCGCCTCGCCCGCCGCATCTGGGCGATCAAGGGCCGCGGCGGGCCCGGCATCCCGGTGTGGCCGCGCCGCCCGACCCGCACCAACAAGGGCAAGATCCCGCTGTTCATCGTCGGCGTCGATGCCGTGAAGGACGCGGTCTACGCCCGCCTGAAACTGACCGAACCCGGCCCCGGCGCCATCCACTTCCCGCGCCGCCTCGACGCCGACTACTTCCGCCAACTGACCGCCGAACGCGTCGTCACCCGCTTCGAGAAGGGCCGCCCGATCCGCTCCTGGCAACCCAAGCGCGATGGCGAACGCAATGAGGCACTGGACACCTTCGTCTACGCCCACGCCGCCCTGCATGGGCTGATCAGCATGGGGATGCGGCTGAACGAGGAGGCGGAGGGGATGGTGGGCAGGGCGACAGCCCGGGTGAGCGAGACAAAGTGGGTGATCCGTTCTGCTTGGATGGCGTAGTGGCTCGTCACACTACATCCCCTCCCTGACCAAGATCTGGCATGCCATGCTTGGTCAATGTACCGCGATGCGATCTGTCTTCATTTTGGCGGGTACGGGTCCGCGTTGCGAGGAGCCGACATCGGCGAGACAGAACCCTTCGGAGGTGCGGTTCATTACCGCCATCGCGGGCGGTTCCCCTGTTCCGGCCGTCCCAGCTTCGCGCAGCAGAGCCTCGTCCGGGTTATCAGCGATGCGAACGTTGCGTTCGTTCGCTGCCCGAGCGAAACGACTGACCCCAGGCATGGCGTCCGTCAAAGTGACGGGCAGAAAGCAGCATCTGGCTCCTGCGGTATCGCACCCTCCGGAACATGCAGTTGTCGTCTTTTTTCGGCGGCGCGGAGAGAGCGCTCACTGCGTCAGGCAACCCATTTCAGTATTGCCAATTTGCCGTTGCGTGCCCTCAGTTCATGGCTGCACAGACGGGAGATGTGTTTGGCAGCACGACATTGTTGCGCTTGACGTATTCTTCCCAATGGGCGGCCAGTTCTTCGCGCAGTTCGGGGCGTTCTGATGCCAGATCCTTCGTTTCTCCCGGATCAACCTTGAGGTCGTAGAGTTGCCATTCGCCCGTGCCAAAGGGTTCGCACATCCACAGGAGCTTCCAGTCACCCTGACGGATCGCACGATTGCCGAACAACTCCCACCCGAACCACTCGGACGCTCCCCGGATCTCGCTTTCCCTGTTGCTCAGCACCGGTCCGAGCGATTTCCCCTGAAGTGCGGCGACAGGCTCGCCGAGATAGGTTCGCGGATGGTCCACACCGGCCATGTCAAGGATGGTTGCCGGAACATCCATGACATGAGTGAACGCATCCGAAATGCGCCCGCTGCCTTCCACGCCACTGCCGGCAATGATCAAGGGCGTGCGGATTCCGCCCTCGGAGAGAAACCCCTTGAACATGCGAAGCGGACCGGCGCCGACCTGTGCCCAAGCGGGGCCATACTGGATGAAGGTACCCTTCCCGCCCCAGTCCTCGGTTCGGCTGTTGTCCCACGGCGGACCCATGTTCATGATCGTGCCTTCGGGCCCATTGTCAGACAGGAAGATGATCTGAGTGTTGTCATAGAGGCCATTGGTCTTGAGGTAGCCGATCAGAGTGCCGATGTTTGCGTCCATGTGCTCGACCATCGCCGCATAGAGTTCCATGCGCCGTGCCGAGTCGCGCTGGTCTTCGGCAGGTAGATCGGCCCAGGCTGGAACGCTCGGCAACCGGGGAAAGACCGTTGACTCCGCGTCCAAGATACCGATGGCCTTCATCCGCGCGATCCGCTGATTGCGGATGGCGTCATAGCCCTGATCGTAGCGCCCCTGATAACGGTCACGCCATGGGGCGGGAAGCTGGAACGGGTCATGCGGTGCCTGCAGCGCCAGATATGCGAAGAAAGGTTTGCCGTCCTGCCGGTTCTCTTCGATGTTCGCGACGATGGCCGCCGTATAATCTTCGCTTGAATGAAAACCGGGGCGGAGCGTGGCAAGTGCCTTGCCGTTGTAGGTGTAAAGCTGCCGGTTGCCGGTGGCGCCCCACATGTCCTCCAGATGACTGCCACCGCCCGGGATCAGGGACAGGTCACGCTCGAACCCGCGCGCGGCAGGCCAGCGTTCGGGCTCCTCGCCCATGTGCCACTTCCCGGCTATGTAGGTATGATAGCCCGCATCCTTGAGCAGGGCAGGGATCGGCACGACGGCGTCGTTGATGTAGCCCTCATAGCCAGGAGCACCCTTCTGGTTTGGGGCGATGAACTCGGCCATGTTGCCGAGACCGGCAATATGATTGTCAACACCGGTAAGCAGCATCGAGCGAGACGGAGAGCAGGTTGCGCTGACGTTGAAATCCGAAAAGCGAACCCCGACCGCCGCCAAGGCGTCGAGGTTGGGTGTCTGAATTTCGCCGCCAAAGCTGCCCAGATCGGCATAGCCGGCGTCGTCCGCAACGATGAGCAGGATATTCGGGCGCGGGCGCTCCGTTTGGGCGACCGCAGAACTCGCCAGCAAGACGGTGGACACAAGAGCCAGGTGTGAACAAATTGCGACAGTCCGCAAATTGAACCGGATCACTTGCACGGCTGTCATCCTTTCGAAAATTGATCGCTGTCGCAGGCATACGCCGCAGGCCGACCATACATTTGTGCTTTTGCCCTCTCGGGACCGACGTCAGACGACAAGGACCGAGTCTGAGCCTTCAGATGATTGCCGCAAGAAGCCGGTGTCTCATTGTGCCTGGACGGGCTCAGGCACAGGGCAATCCCCAATCAAAACTCGTAGGTCATCCCGAGCAGCACGCCGCCCATCCCGAGTTCGACCTTGCTGTTGTCGATGTCCTTCGACAGGTCCATGTAGCGGTAACCGAGTTGGGTGGACCAGTTCTCGTTGATCCGGTAGCCAACGCCGGCATAAACCTGCCAAGTTTCATTGTCGTTTCCGGTCTTGCCCCAATCCGCGACACCAGTTACATACCATCTGTCATTGATCGGCGCGAAGGCCTGCGCGGCCAGCACAGGCACGAGCCAGGAATCGCTGCCGGACTGCGTGAAATTCCCACCCGCGCCTCCCACGCCCCCGCTCAGCGTCGTCTCGAGGCTCATATCGAACGCCCGCACACCGGCGCCGAAGGCAAGCTGGACTTCCGGAGCCGGGTTCACGTCATACAGGGCATAGAGGGTGACCGCCGTCATCCTCGATTTGGTCGTGACCTCGGAGAATGCCAAGCCATGCGGTGTCGGATTGGTTGCGGAAAGATCGGTGTAGACCAAGTCACCCCAGAGCACCCAAGGCCCGTTCTGCGCGGCGACGGAGCCCATGAACCCCATGTCGAGCGCAGACAGGGCGTCACCCGCACTCACGTCCGCCTCCGCTGTCCCCTTCGGCGTCTCCACTGTGCTCGAAATGCCGGGTAACCAGAGGTAGACTGTCGTCCGGTAATCCCACCCGGCATCCTGTGCGAACGCAGGACTCGCGGCGATCATGGCAGCAAGAGCGAGGGGGGAAAACAGTCGCATTCCGAGTCTCCTGTATCGAATTTTATCAACGTCTAGGCGCACCGGCGGCTGACTACAATGATCTGGATCAAGCATCAAGATACTCCGGGGGGGCATGTGGCCGTAAGTATATGATAGTAAATATTTAAATGTGCTTCTGCAGATTGATCTGACCAGTGAGCGGACGTATCTGCCTTGCGGGGCATGATGCGCGCGGAATGCCGACAGGCGGCGCGGCTCCGCTGCGACATGGCATGGACCGATCACCGGCACGCCGAGTGATCATCGCATTGCGCTGCGGGATCGCGCCCCGAGCGGGGCTGCCATACCTCGAACTCTGGCCCGGAACCTGCGACCAACAGGCAGCCATGCTTTACAAATCGTGCCAGAAGACTGAGAAAGCGCCTGAGGGGAAAAGCCTTGGCGTAGCGTCCGGGACCAGCACGGAGGAACCGCTTCGGGAAGAGTTTGGCCGTATCAGGCCTATGCGGCGGCAAGGGGGCCAAGCTTCTGACTGTTATCCGAAGCTGGCCAAAGACTTGTTTCGTATGTTCTGATCGGGACAGTGGACGGCGACAAATGAGTTCTATCATGAGGGAAAAAGGCGATGCTGAAGAAGCTTGGTGTGACGGCGTGTTCAATCGGTGGAACTGTGGCGCTGTTCGGGATTGCACAGCCTTTGATGGCTCTTCAGGCAAGAGCTCAAGAGACGCGTCTGCAGGAATTTCCGCTGGCGATCGTCTGTGAATCTTCCGGGATTCCGCATGTATTCTACCTGTCAAAACTTCAGAAGGATGGGGTTGCTGTTTATGTAAGACCGGATGGTGTTGTGGGAATGATCTCTCTCACAGGCACAGCAACTGTAGTCGGCGGTGATGGTGAACGGGGATCCTGCGGCGGGAAGACACTTGCGGAAATGCGGTCAGCAGGTCAAACGGTCGAGTTCGCAAAATAGCGACGCTTGATCAATTCCCGTCATTTCCCGCACGCAAGCGGTGTTTATGGCAGCAAGTCGGCCATCGACCGAAGGATATTCAAGCCTTGTGCATCAGGGAACGACTCGTCCGGACTTCTGTGCCCTTGCCGATCACCGCCCGCGTCGTGGAAAGACCAGAATCGAAACGGTCACATATTTCACGGACCGTCGTGTGTGAAATCGGACCGCTGTTAGCCGACGACCCGAAGTGCATGCCCTCCTAGACTTGGCGGAATGTTGACTTTCACCCGTTGCAGCAACCTGGATCGACTTGGCCGAGCGACCGCTTTCCACCCTCCACGTCGGTGGTGCTGCGACCGAGAAGGAACCCCAAGCCCGCGCCGCGAACGGCCGAAAGGTCCGCATGGGCAGCGCTCGCTAACTAATCCGCGTCACCAAGGTCGCGACAAGTTTGATCGCATCGGTTTCGGCGCGCGAGGGGCAAATGGGTGGCTCTCATCAACGGAGAATTTCCCAAACATTCCCAATAGCTTGATGCACCCCGGCCATGCGACTCTCACCGCATGCGCAGCCTGCTTCACCGTCTCTTTGCCCGCCCCGGCACCCGTGCGTTTGACGCTGCGGGTGGTGGGCGGCGTTGGGAGGGCGCGCGGACGGTCGATGGGCTGAACACGGCGATCCTGGCGGGGGCGACCACGGCGGCGCGACGAGCTGGGTGGTATGCGCGGAACAACCCTTGGGTCGCGGCGGCGGTGGACAGCCTCGTGGGCAATGTCGTCGGCGCAGGCATCAAGCCGCAATCCACCCATCCCGACCGCGCGGTACGGGAACGGCTTCAGGTGCTTTGGCTGCGCTGGACTGATCATGCCGATCCCGGTGGGCTGGCTGATTTCTATGGGCTGCAGGCCATGGCCGTTCGGGCGATGGTGGAGGGCGGCGAAAGCTTCGCACGTCTGCGCGTCGTGCAAGATGCCCCTGCCGTTCCCCTGCACATCGACCTGCTGGACCGGGACCAGGTGCCGCTGGATCTGCACCGCGATATCGGTGGCGGCGCGCGCATCCGGGCGGGAATCGAGTTTAATGGCGCTGGGCAGCGGACGGCCTATTGGGTGATGCGCGACCGGCCCGGCGATCCGCTGACCTCCCTGCGGCTGGAACCGCTGCGCCTGCCCGCCACCGATTGCCTGCATCTGTTCAAACCGCTTGCGGCTGGCCAGTTGCGCGGGATCACCTGGCTTGCCCCGGTGCTGCTGCGGCTTCACGAGTTGGACCAGTTCGAGGATGCGGCACTGGTCAAGGCCAAAGTAGCGGCCCTGTTCACCGGCTTCATCACCGATCCCGACGGCACAGCGGGCGGCCTGACCGGCACCAACACGAACGGCGCGCTGACCGTGGGCATGGAACCCGGTAGCCTGATCCCCCTGCCGCCCGGCACCGACATCCGGTTTTCCAACCCGACCGAGAGCGATGCTTACGGCCCCTTCGTCAAGAACCACTTGCGCGCCGTCGCCGCTGGCATGGGCCTGCCCTACGAACTTGTCTCGGGCGATCTGGAGGGCGTGACCTATTCCTCGATCCGCGCTGGCCTGATCGAGTTTCGGCGCCGGGTCGAGCAGTTGCAGCACAATGTCGTCGTGCATCTGTTCTGCCGCCCGGTTTGGGACCGCTTCGTTCGGCTGGCGGTTCTGTCGGGTGATCTGCCCGCGCGGGACTTCGACCGCGATCCTGCGGCCTATCTCGGTTGCGAATGGCTCCCGCCCAAGTTCGACTACGTCGATCCCAAGAAGGATGTCGAAGCCGAGATCCTCGCGATCAATGCCGGTCTCAAAAGCCGCCGCCAAGCGATTTCCGAACGGGGCTACGACGCCGAACAGGTCGATGCCGAGATTGCCGCCGACAAGGCACGCACCGATACGCTGGGCCTGAGCTTTGGTGCAGCGCCTGTCCAGAAGGAGGACATCCCCGATGAATGACACCGTCACGCTTCTGACCCGCCGCGCCGACCTGGCCCCATCCAGCGCCAACCGTGATGACCGCACTGTCGAGGTGATCTGGTCCACCGGCGCGCCCGTGCGTCGCCGCGACATGGCTGGCCAGTATGTCGAACGCCTCAGCCTCGACCCGCAGGCGGTGGACCTGTCGCGGCTGCAAGGGGCCAGCGTGCTGGATGCCCACCGGCAGTCTGCCGTCCGCGATGTGCTGGGCAGCGTGCAATCGGCCAGCGTTGATGGCCAACGCGGCACGGCGCTGATCCGCTTCTCGGCCCGCCCCGAGGTGGAACCGCTCTGGCAGGACGTGCTGTCCGGGATCCTGCGCCATGTCTCGGTCGGCTACTCGGTCGAGGAATGGGCCGAGGCCACCGAGAATGGCGCGCGCGTGCTGACCGCCGTGCGCTGGACGCCCCACGAGATTTCACTTGTCCCCACCCCGGCTGACCCGGGTGCCCGTATCCGCATGGAGACCAACATGACCGACACCACCATCACGCCTGCACCGCCTGAGACCCAGACCCGCGCAGCGATCAACACGGAGATCCGCTCCATCGCCCGCATCGCCGGGCTGGACCAGTCCTGGATCGACGGCCAGATCGACGCCGTCGCCGATGCCGACACAGCCCGTCGTGCCGCGTTTGAGGCGCTGGCGACCCGGAGCGCAGCGACGATCCGCACGGAACAGGTCCGCGTGGAGATGGGCGAAAGCCAGGACGACCCGGCCCTGCGTGCACGACAGATGGGCGAGGCTCTGTATGCCCGGATCAACCCGCGCCACGAGCTTTCCGAACCCGCCCGCCGCTATGCCTATGCCACGCCGGTGGACATGGCCAAGGAACTGCTGACCCTGCGCGGCGAGTCCACGATGGCGCTATCGCCCGCCAGCCTGGTCACCCGGGCGCTGCACACGACGTCCGACTTCCCGATCATCCTCGGCAACACCGTAGGCCGCGTGTTGCGCGATGCCTACCAGGCTGCGCCCTCGGGCATCCGCCGTCTTGGCCGTCAGACGTCGGCGCGGGACTTCCGGTCGGTGAACAAGATCATGCTGGGCGAAGCCCCTCTGCTGGAAAAGCTGAACGAGCACGGCGAGATCAAGGCCGGGACCATGGCCGAGGCGCGCGAGGCCTACAAGATCGAGACCTGGGCCAAGAAGATCGGCATCACGCGGCAGGTGCTGGTCAACGACGACCTCGGGGCCTTTTCGGACCTCGCCCGCCGCATGGGCCAAGGGGCCGCCGAAACCGAGGCGCGGATTCTCGTGACCCTGCTGGAAGCCAACAGCGGCAATGGCCCGACCCTGTCGGACACGAAAGCCCTGTTCCATGTCGATCATGGCAACAAGGCTGGTGCTGGTGCCGTGATCTCCGATGCCACCCTGTCTGCAGCCCGGCTGGCCCTGCGCACCCAGAAGGGGATCGACGGTCGCATCATCCGGGTCACGCCGAAGAACCTGCTGGTGCCGCCTGCGCTGGAAACGGTGGCCGAGAAGTGGCTGGCGCCCATCGCGCCCGCCACTGCCGCCGACGTGAACCCGTTTTCGGGCGCGATGTCGCTGGTAGTGGAACCGCGCCTGTCCAGCGCGACCCGCTGGTATGTCACCGCCGATCCGGGCGAGATCGACGGCCTCGAGTTCGCCTACCTTTCGGGCAACGAAGGGCCCCAGGTGGAAAGCCGGTCGGGCTGGGACGTGGACGGCGTGGAAATCCGGGTGATCCTGGACTTCGGCGCTGGCTTCATCGACCACCGCGGCTGGTTCCAGAACGCGGGCGCGTAGTGGCAGACCTCGCCCAACTCACCGCCTGGCGCGATGCCCTGATGGCCGCCCGCTATCAGGGCATTCGCACCGTCGAATACGACGGCAAGCGGGTGACCTACGCCACCGACGCGGAAATGGCGGCAGCGCTGGGCGACCTCAACCGACAAATCACAGGCACCACGGCGCGCATCGCCGTGGTCCGCATCCAATCCTCGAAAGGGCTCTGACCATGAAGAATCACATTCAGAAAGGCGACGTCATTACCGTGCCCGCGCCCGCAGGCGGCATCGCCTCTGGCGAGGGGGCGATCATCGGCAACATCTTCGGCATTGCCGCCTACGCAGCCGCCGTGGGCGATCCGCTCGAACTGGCCACCACTGGCGTCTATCAACTGCCGAAAGCCACCGCCGCCGTGCTGACGGTCGGCACACGCGTGTCGTGGGACAACACGGCCAAGAACATCAACGTGCCGGGCACCGGGCGCTTCCTCGTGGGCATCGCGACAGAGGCTGCCGGGAACGGCATCACCAGCGTCGCTGTTCGGCTGGATGGCGTGGGAACCGTGGCAGCATGATGGAGCGAGATATCCGCGCCGTTCTGCATGGTCTCACCCTGTTGGTCGCTGACACGAAGGGGGCGAGCCAGCTTGATGCGATGCGCAATTACGCTGCGATCATGGCCCTGTGCGCCGATCTCCGGAAGTCGGCTACTGAATACAATGGGACATGGAACATCACTATGGTCATCGGTGAGGTGGAGAACCATATGGCGGCGGTCGCTGGGCTGTTCCCCACTTGGGACTTGCCGCAGGATCAACACCGCGTGGGCGCACATGCTGCCATCAGCAAGCTGGCCATGGGCACGTGTTTTGGCTTGACCGTCTAGTCAGTAGATATGTTCAGTCTGCGTGCTCGCCTTCGCAGAACGCCATGTCGGTGATTTCGCGAAGGCGGGCGCGATAGTGGTCCAGCGTGCCGACATGGCCCCAAGTCACGTCCTCTGGGCTGCATCCGAAGTGGTCGGCACGGTGCGCCACCAGCCGCCCCATCATCGCGTCGATCTCGGTCTTGGCGGCGATGAAGGCGTCCAGCGTTGCATCGTTGATCTTGGGCATGATGGTCCCCGAGTTGGTTTCGGGGACATGACGGCTCTGACTGGGTAGGAAGGCAAGACAGAACAGCGGGTTCAGCCAGCGGGCGTGAAGATGATCCCGCGATCAGGAAAAGCATCGCGCAGGTTGGTCATGGCTTCGAGCCAGTCCGTACCGCCCCATTGGCTAGAGAAGGCGTAGGTGCGCCCACTGACGCGCAGCAATTCATCATCGCCGCAGAACCACCGGATCGGATCGAAGCGTTTGCCCAATTCAGCGCGGGACTCAGTGGCCAGACGAACGAAGTCTTCATGCCCGACTTCACCATCAACCGACCGAAGCGCCCTGCCCGCTCGCGGCCCACAATGTTCAGCGACGGTCTCGGGCGCGATGCCGCTTCCCACGAGGTATCGGAATGTCCGAAGGATGGCCCATCGCTTGGACTCGCGCGGGAAGTCCTCCTGGCCGAGCCTCAGATCATACTTCGTGTAGTCGGCACCGCTCGTTCGCGCCTCGCGTTCCTTGCGGACCTTTTCGCGCACGCGCACCTGGTATTCGGCGGCCTCGGGCGGCGGGATGATCTGCTGGACATCGACCAGAACCCGACCCGAAAGGTTGTAGGGTTGCAGGCGCACGCAGCGGATGTCGAGATCGCGTTGGTTCAGCCAAAGCACGGCGGTCGTCAATTCCAGCGAGAATTCGGCGGAGGCGAGGACGATCTTCACCTCCTGCGCAAACTGATCATGGTCGGGCTCGTCCCACTCAAGAAAGGCCAGAAGCTCGGCCCTGGCATCAGCGTCGTGACGGTTGATCTGGTGCAGGTACCGGTCAAATCCGTCCACAGCCTGGTCAAAGGTCATCGTCGAGACCATGGCCGCATAGCGAATGGCCTGCAGTTCCATATGGCCGCCGTCTTCCGTGCGCTTCAATTCGATGACGACGAGGTTGGCATCACGATCAATCCCGAGAAGATCGATGCGACGGCGCGACTCGTCCCACTCGCCATATTCTTCGGCGATCACCAATGTGTCGGGCGCGATGACCTCAATATTTTCACGCAGCAGCCGCTGCAGATCCCGTCGCTCGTGCAACTGCATGGCGCCGAAGGTGGTCTTGGACAGCGGCTGGATGCGATCCGGCGCAAATTCGTAAATGGGCATGAACGGCACAACCTAAGGGGAACTCCCGGCCACTGTGTCAGACGGGATGGCAGGCTGGCAATCATGATCACTGAAGGAACGTCTCGCGAACATCCAGCCATTTCCATGTCGCATGGGTGTTGCACGGAAGAAATCGGAACGGCTGCAAGCCTTTGGAATCGCGAAGAAACGTGTTGTTCTGTGTTGCAAACGCAAAAAGCGCCCCGTGGGGCGCCCTGCATTGGCCTAAGCCATTGATATCTTGTTAGAAAGTCTGGTTGCGGGGACAGGATTTGAACCTGTGACCTTCAGGTTATGAGCCGTGTCGAACGAACCATGAACATTCGCGCAGGATCGCGAGTTTTTGCGCGGTTTCCGCCAGTTGCGAGCCAAGTCCGCGTGGGTGGCCTGCGCGCGGATTGTCAGGATTGCGCAGCGATTTTCACTCTCGTGCTTCCACCATGCTTCCACCGAGTGGCGGAATGGTTTTCCGGTAGCACGGCAATCATCCCTCCATCTTTGACCAGAAGCCGGTCTTCTTGCCATGTTCGGCCTTCAGGCGCGCGACATAGGCAGGGTGCGGCTCGACTGGTCCGAAGTCCTCGATCCGTCCGGCCAGATCGGCACAGGTCGCCAGGTGCTGGGCGGCATAGCCATAACGCTTCTGCCTCCCCTCGGTCAGCGTGAAATCGATCATCGCCCGCAGCGCCACCGTCGCGGCCAGCGGATGCTTCTCGGCCAATGTCTCGGCCGCGGGGGCGAGGAATTCGTAGTGATCGCCGTCGACCTCGTCCTGCCTGTCGATCAGCAATCGCGCGGCGTGTCCAAGCGATGGCCAGTTCAGGAAGAAGGCCAAGGCGGCCAGCAGGTCCGGATGCGCCGCGGCATGCGCCATCGCGTGCTCATCGGCATCGATGTCTTCGAAATCCGGCAGACGCTTCAGATAAGCCCGCAGGTGCTCACCCGACAGGTCGCGCTCGAAACACGCCCAGCGAAATGCTTGCGCCTCGTCTTTCCGGTCGAGCGCCTCCAGCACGGCGAGGCGTGCGTCCTGCCACTCGGGCGGGATCCAGCGCGCCTTGTCCACCTCCGCTCGCTCGATGAAGCCAAGCGCGTCCCCTGCCCTGCCCACCGCCAGCAGGCGCTGCGCGATTTCGGCCGCGATCTTCGGCACTTTACGGGTTTTCGGGTCATACTGTGCGATGAAACCATCGACGTCGCCCTGCACGTCGGCGATGTCCTTCAGCGCCATCTCGACCGTACTCTGCCGCGCGCGTTCTTCCATCTCGTGGGCATAGCGCGTGCCGCCGCTGCCCCAGCCGACGGCCTCCCACTCGCTCTTTGGCGGCACAGTCACGGGGGCGCGCCAAAGCTCCTCGACCACGGTCTTCAGATGCGCGACGCCCTCGGGGCCCATCGCCGGGGCGATGATGGCGATCAGCCCGTCGTACTGGCCAAAGCCGTTGTCCTGCAGCGCATCGAGAACCTGGCGCGCCAGCGCCTCGGGCGCTGCGTCAGCCGCCTTGG